TGCGGACCGGGCATTGCAGGGTTGATCAGGGTAGGGAACAAACCCTGCAAGCCAGAGAACCAGTCTCCATGCGGGTTTCAGCAGGGTATGCAGGGTTTGCGGGGTTTAGCGCACGTGGGTGCGAAAAGATGTTGGTGTGCCGATGTGTTTTTTTTTGATGCTCACATCTAAAACAACCCTGCAACCCTACATACCCTGCCAAGAGTCAGTATCCATGCGGGTTTCAGACTTGCAGGGTTTGAATAACAGGCTGCAAAGCCGGAAAAAGGAGTGAAACGATGCGAATGAATCTCCGAACCTACTTCCCGGCTGTGGCCGCACGGATCGAGGAGCTGGGCCGACGCGGTCCGATCGTGGCTGCCATTGCGCTGACCCGCACGGCCAAGGACGTCCAGGCTGCGATCAAGGTCGAGATGCGCTCAGTGTTCGATCGTCCGACGCCATACGCGATGAATGGCACGTTCCTCAAGCCTGCCACCAAGACCAGCCTTGAGGCGCGCGTCTGGGTCAAGGATGACCCATGGGGCAAGGGCACGCCGGCTGACCGCTTCTTGGGTCCGCAAATCTTCGGTGGCAACCGTGGCCTCAAAGGCATGGAGCGACTGCTGCAGGACAACGGCATGATGCCGCAGGGCTGGTTTGCCGTACCTGGTGATGGTGCCACGCTCGATGCGAATGGCAACGTGCGCGCCGGTCAGATCAGGCAGATGCTGTCGCAGCTGAAGGTTCAGCGTGGGGCAGGCTACGAGTCGCGCGCATCGGGCAGCACGCGCTCGAACCGCACCATCGCGCGCCAAGGCGTGACGTACTTTGCGCTGCCGAATGGGAACCGTGGCCTGCCACCAGGTGTGTACATCAAGCGCCGCTTCGCGCACGGCACGGCGATCAAGCCGATGTTCGTGTTCGTGCAGCAGGTCCAGTACAAGACGCGCCTGCGCTTCCACGAGATCGGCCAGGCCACCGTCGAAGCCAAGTTCTCTGGGCACTTCGACGCTGAATTTAATCGCCCGCGCCCGGGCTCAACCTGATACCCCCCCCCGGGGTTAGGTTCTTTCTGGAGCAGGGCTAGCAAGGGTAATTCAGACCACGTCATCGCACTAGCAGAACCCAAAAACATTTCCTGACAACTGACCTGACAACGACGAAACATGACGCAAAACCTGACAACCATCGCCGATTGGGCAAAGCTGCAAGGCATCGCGCGCCAGTCCGCCTACGACGCGGTGACCAGGTGCGGCATCCCGGTGACCGATGGAAAGGTCGACCCGGAGTACGCGACGCACCTTTACAGAAAACATACCCGCCCACGCGCGAACGGCCAACGCCCTGACCCCCTGGCAAGTGGGGCGCAGCCCAACATTCCGGCGGGTACGGGAGGTGCGGAGTCTGTCGCCAAGGTCCCGGGCTACGACACGAGCCGCGCGCGCCGGGAGGCAGCGGAGGCAGCAGCTGCCGAGATCAAGCTGGCCGAGATGTCGAAGCAGTTCCTGCTCAAGGACGACGTCGACTCGGCCGTGTTCGAGGCGGCACGTGCACTGCGCGACGGGCTACTCAACTGCGCCCGTCGCATCGCTGCCGACGTGGCGCCGTTGCGTACCGCCGAGGAGTGCGAGGAAGTGATCGAGCGCGAGCACCGCATCCTGCTCGAAAGTATGGCGCACGCATTCAACGAGCGTCTAGACGTCCAGCTCGAGGAGCATGCTGGATGATTGGCCTCGCATCAGCTGCCATCATCGTGCGTCCGGCGATCGCGCGCGGGCTGCAGCCTGACCCGAACATGACGGTCGATGAATGGTCGGACCTGCACATGGTGATCCCGAAAGAGTCGGGCGCCAACGAGGCGGGTAAGTATCGCACTGACCGCACGCCGCACGCGCGCGAGGTGATGCGCGCGCTGTCTGACAATCACCCGTGCAAGACCGTCGCCCTGATGGGTGCTTCACAGATGCTCAAGACACAGGTCGGCCTGAACTGGTTCTGCTCGACGGTGCATCAGTCGCCAGCCAACTTCCTGTGGATCATGCCAACCGGCAAGCTGGCCAAGCGGACCAGCGCGCGGGTGAGCAAGACCATCGCCGCAGTGCCGCCGGTACGAGAGCGCGTGGCCGCGCCGCGTTCGCGTGATTCGGTCAACACGCTCGACACCAAGGAATACATCGGTGGCGCGCTGTACATCGTCACCGCCGGTGCGGCCGCCAACCTGTCCGAGATCCCGGCGCGCCGCGTGTTGTTCGATGAGGTCGACCGCGCCAACGCAAACGTGAACGGCGAGGGTGATCCGGTCCAGCTGGCGAAGGCGCGCCAGACGTCGTTCGAGCGCAATCGCAAGAGCTACTTTCCCAGCTCGCCGACGATCACCGGCCAGTCGATCATTGAGAACCTATACCTGCAGGGCACCCGCCAGGAGGCGCTGGCCGACTGCGTCCACTGTGGCCATGAGCAGCCGCTGGTGTTCGAGCGCCTCGATGAGGACGACGCCGGCCAGGCGATCTATCCGTGCAGCGCGTGCGGCGCCGTCATGTATGAAACCGACAAGAACCGAATGTTCGCTCGAGGCGCTTGGTCGGTCGGAGTACCTGGTGATGGGGAGACGGTCAGCTTCACGATCAGCGCGATGTTCGCACCGTACGGCTGGCTTACCTGGATTGCCCTACTGCGCGAGTACCGTGCAGCCCGGGCCAAGCTGGACGAGGGCAGCGAAGAGTTGATGATCGTGTTCTACAACACGCGCCTGGCGCGGTGCTGGGAGCGCAAAAAGGAACAGACCAAGGCGACAGAGCTCAAGGCACGGGCCGGTGGCTACAAGCTGGGCACCGTGCCGATGCGCGGCCTGATCCTGACCGCCGCTGTCGACACGCAGCCTGACCGCCTCGAGCTTAAGGTCGTGGCCTGGGGCGAAGGTATGGAAGATTGGATCGTCGACTACCAGGTGGTGTCGGGATCGCCAACAGAGCAGGCGACGTGGGAGGCGCTGGATACGTTGTTGCTGGGCCGGTACCAGCACGCCGGTGGACGCATGCTCGGCATCGCCGCCACGTTCATTGACTCGGGCGGCGCCAATACGCAGGACGTCTACAACTTCACGCGCACGCGTCAGCACCGCCACATCTACGCGATCAAGGGGCACTCGACCTACAACAAGCCGATCTTGTCCGCCAAGCCATCGCTGGTCGATGTGAACTGGATGGGCAAGGTCATGCCGCACGGCGCCAAGCTGTGGCTGATCGGTACCGACACGGCCAAGGATTACCTGGCCAGCCGCTACAACCTGGCCGAAGGCCCGGGCGCAACCCACTTCCCGGACGGCCTGCCAGATGATTACTACGACCAGCTCACCGCCGAGTACAGCATCACCGTCTACAAGCGCGGTCGCAAAGTTACCGTATGGGAGAAGAAGAAGAGCGCCCGCAACGAGGCTGGCGACTTGATGGTCTACAACCTGGCCGCTGCGCAGTACCTCGGCCTGCACAAAAAGACTCCCCACCAGTGGCAGCTGGTGCGCGAGAAGGTCAACCCTGTCACGTCCGACCTATTCCACGATGCTGACCCGGTCGGCCAGCCAGCCCCGGATGGGGACCAGCCCGCTACTGCAATCACGCCACTACCAACCACAACAGCGCAACCAGCACAAGAACCATGGAAACCCAAAACGCCCTCGACCCCATCCAATCATCAGCGCCGACCAGTCGGGAGGCAGTGGTGACCACAGCACTACTTGACAGTGCGGACCTCATCGATACCATATTCGATTTTATTGAGAAGGAATTCCCAGAGTTGCGCTCGCGAGCGCCTGCGCTCAAGCAGCTCGCTCGCCGTGAGTTCGCCGGCATCCTGACCTACATCCCTAGGCGATCACAGTCCGAACGTGACCGTATCGCCGCCGAGGTTGCGGTGTTGTTCGACGGGCGCAACGTGGCCGAAGTTGCGCGCAAACTCGGAATCAGCACGCAGACGGTGTACCGAATTATCAAGAACGCCGGCAGCAAAAAATAATTCTCAAGTTTTAAAGAATTAAAACAGCTATGTCGCTACCGTGGGCGACATGGCTATCTCCCAATCAGACATTGACGCACTCGACGCCGCGATCGTATCCGGCGCGCTCTCGGTTGAATTCGACGGGCGGCGCATTACCTACCAGAACACGGCCCAGCTGATCGCTGCCCGAACGCATGCGGTGCAGGTAATAAACCGCAGCATCCAGCGAACCAATCCCCACATCTTCGGCTTTAGCTTCACCACTCGTCGGGGCGACTGATGGCAAACATCATCGATCGCGTCATCGGCTTCGTCAGCCCGCAGGCAGGGATCGCGCGACACTTCGCGCGCCGCCAGTTGCAGCGTGCGTACGAGGCGGCCAGCCCGCGTGACACGTGGCGCCCCCGCCGCGCTGGCGCCAGCGCGAACGCTGATCACCAGGCAGATGCCAAGGCGCTGCGCTCCAAGGCGCGCGCCCTGGTGCAGAACGTCCCGTACATCTGGGCCGGCATGGATGGCCTGGCTGTGGCGACGGTCGGTGCGGGCATCATCCCGCGCGCCACCGGCAAGGACAAGGACAAGATCAACGAGCTGCTCACTGCTTGGTTCAAGGTGTGCGATGCTGATGGTCGTTTCGACTTCTTCGGATTAGTTAAAGCCGCCTACATGGCCATGGAGCAGGACGGTGAAGTGCTGGTGCGCAAGCGCACTCGCAGTGCCAGCTCTGGCATGGCTGTCCCGCTCCAGCTGCAGCTGCTCGAAATCGACTGGCTCGATAGCGCTCGGTCGGGCACGCTCAACGGCAACTCCATTATTAACGGCATCGAGTACGACCAGCTCGGAGCAGTGGCCGCGTACTACCTATGGGACCAGCACCCGGGCGATGTCGCGGCCGTGCGAGGTCGGTCGCAGAGCCAGCGCGTGCCGGCGAACCAGATCATCCACCTGTTCAACCCCGGCCGGCCGGGGCAGGGCAGGGGCTTCACGCGCTTGGCGCCAGTGATCGCACGTGTACGCGACCTGCAGCTTTATGAGGATGCTGAGCTGGGACGGAAGAACCTTGAGACAAGGTTGTCAGTGCTGGCCAGTGGTGACATCACAGGTGCCGAAAATCCGGCCAGCATGGGCGGCGCTGGAGATGGGCAGGCTGGCGGCCGGCAAGACCTCGGTCCGTTGGGAGGAGGGGATATCGTCGGCATGCCGCCCGGGACGACATTCACTGTCGTGCAACCTACGGTTGCGCCGGGCTACGTCGAGTACGTCAAGTTCCAGCTGCACCTGATCGCCGCCGGCATCGGCGTGCCGTATCACTTGCTGACGGGCGACATGAATGAGGTCAACTTCAGCAGCGCCCGGGTGCGGCTGTTGGACTTCCGACGCGCGGTCACGCAGATGCAATGGCTTACCTTGATCCCAAAGCTGCTGGTGCCCATCCATGACGCGTTCGTCGAGCATGCGTACTTGGCTGGCAAGATCCAGTCGCGCGACAAGGCGGTGGACTTTAGCCCACCGAAGTGGGATTACGTGAACCCTGAGGCGGACGTGAAAGCCGACCTTGCCGAGATCAGTGGTGGCCTGTCGAGCTTCAGCGAAAAGCTGCGGCAGCGCGGCTACGACCCGGAGGTCGTGTACACCGAGCTCGCGAAGGACATCGCCAGACTGAAGGAATTGGGCATTCTCGAAACAATGCTGTTCATGCAGCGTGGGAATATGCCGACGCCGCCCGCTGAAAGTGCTGCCAAATGACGCACCTGCATATGACCACGGCCGTCTCTAACATTCGCGTCTATGACGCGCCGGGCGGCTACGAGGCGCGTCGAGCGTACCTAGGAATCATCACGGTGAGCCACTTAACCGACACCACCGTGTACGTGCACGGTGCAGTCGGACAGATCGATCGTGTGACATACGAGTGCGCACTGAACATGCTCGGCGACCTCGGCGTCACCAAGGTGATGTACGAACGCCGCGGGCAAATGAAAACCATCAAGCTATAAGGCACGGAATGAATTTTGCAGGCCGTTTGAAATTAACCGCTGCCGGTACGGGCACCGCAATTTATAGTCAGGTGTCGTGATGAGTACTGACGTCGTTAACCCCACAATTACAATCGTGCCATCCAAGATGGCAGTCAGCACCGGTTCGCCATATACCGCCAACGACGTCGACGGGGTGGCCACCTACGCCTTCCCGAACGCGCAGGGGCAAATCCATTTCACCGCAGATACTGCGGTCGTGGGGCAGAAGTATGACGTCTATGTGCTGTGGTCGATGGCCGGCACACCGGGTCAACCATCGCCTGCATCGGTTAGATTCTACGGGGCCTATGAGCCGTGGACTGATTCTTCAAAACCTGTCTATGCGAACAAGGTGATTAACTTGGTTCCGCCGCAAGGGGCTGGCATTGTTGAGCGGTCGCAGCTACCATTTTCTTTTACCCGCGAAGATGCGGGCCGGATTTCGCACTTCAAGATTGGCCGCCAGCAGGACTCCGTGGGCGGCACGATGCGCATCCGAGGATTCGAGCTTGTCCCGACGCCTGCGCTGGTTGAAGCGAGCGTCTCGCCTGCCGGCAACCTGTCGCCGACCAGCTTCAACACGCCGTACTCCGGTACCAAAGTGATCTCGCTGTTGTCGCTGTACACGCCGATCTGGACTACGGCCAACGCGGTCTATGTCGTTGCCCCTGTGACCG